CTCCAGATGCTCTATATACTCAAGCATCTCCTGATACTCCACAGAATAAGGGAAAGTTTTGAGCAGAGAATTGGTGTCAATTGTTCTCTCTTTCATCTGCTGTTCTTCTATCTCTAGTAGCTGATATAAACTTTTCTTCACGGTTTGTTGAGTCTCTCTCACAAATTTTGAAAAACATTGTTTCGAAATTAGGTAACTGGTTGCTGACATCATTCTAATTGTTGGAGAGTAATTGCTGAGAGATTCTTTAACCCCAGGCTGAAACACTTTGAGAAATATTTGATACTGACTCAGGTCCCAGGTTGGTGAGTTCTCAAACACTATTAATGGGTTATTTTCTACAGCTTGAATTATGTTTTGTAGCTCGGGCACCTTCATCCTTCTTAATAATGAGTGCCAAAATTTCAAGGACCCAAATGCAAGTCTGGTTGATCTTAAATCATCTGGTATAGTGGAGTCTTGTACCTCATCGTCAGTCAACAATTCTGGATCTGCAACTCGATACCCTACTTTTGAAAACCCTGTTCTCATCACTAAATGATAAAGCTGGAAATCAACTCCCACTATTCCGCACCCAAAATCTGAATCTAATGGAAAATATCCTAGACTAGGGTCTTTTGTATTCCAGATCTTGATAGCCACCTGGTCAGCCAGTTGATTATTGTGTAAACCCAACATCATGTAATGCAACCATGCCTGACATAGTTGAATAATGGAACATTCTAGTGTTTTACCTCCACCTTCCAGAACCTGTGATAGAGTGTTATACATTGTTCTAATCCTATCTATGAACCTTTCCACAACTGTGGTCTCAAAACATGCAGACACCCACCTGAATGTAGGCTTAATGCTGTGTTCCCTAATATTCCACTCTGAGTTATATTCGACAAGATCTAGGGTTCCTATACATGATTTTGCTCTGTTTGCATAGATTGATGCATACTCAGCCATTCTCTCTTTCCAGTGCAACATTGTGGTTACTAACTGTAGGTTTTTGATAGTGGCTTTCCCACCCATAGATATCAGTTGTGCAGAATCATCACTTCCCGAAATCACTGATACACTACATTCTATCTGTTTACTCTTCAGATACGAGACCACAACTTTTGCCATAACAATCATGATTATTACATGGGTGAGAGTACTAGTAAAATGCAAGATCCCTTGCATCATTCCAAATCTGATGTTCATTTTGTTGTTCTTGGGCTTTGAAAATAATCCTGTTCCACTAATGAATTCATCTCTAAATCTGACATATAGAGGATCAGAATCTAAATGCTCGTTTGCCATCATGTTAGAGGCAAATTGTAATGGGAAAGACATCCTCTTGTACAACCATAGCCATAACATTGATAGAACAAAATTCCAAAACAGTTTAT